TGAGCCAACTGTGCGAATCACATGGTCGCACCATAGTCATAGTGCCCAACAAAAGTCTCGTGACACAAACAGAAAAAGACTATGTGAATCTGGGATTGGATGTGGGCGTGTACTTTGGAGATCGCAAGGAATATAACAAGACGCATACAATCTGTACCTGGCAAAGCCTAAACAATCTGTTGAAGAACACACGCAACGACATAGGCGATGTCACCATCGGCGAGTTCATAGAAGGTGTGGTGTGTGTGATAGTGGACGAAGTACACATGGCCAAGGCTGACGCATTGAAAACCTTACTGACCGGCGTCATGAGCCAGATACCCATACGCTGGGGACTCACAGGTACCATACCCAAAGAAAAGTTTGAATCCGAAGCACTGCATGTCAGCATAGGTCCCGTGGTGGGACAGTTGTCAGCCGCAGAATTGCAACAGCAAGGTGTGCTGGCACAGTGCCATGTGAACGTGGTACAGTTGGTGGATCATCAGGAACATACTAACTATCAAAGCGAGTTGAAGTTCTTGCTGGAAGATGCAGATCGACTGGATGCTATCGCTAGCCTAGTACAGGAAGTAAATCGAACCGGAAATACGCTGATCCTAGTGGATCGTATCACAGCAGGTCGTGCCTTGGTAGATAGACTGGGCGATCGTGCTGTATTCATATCAGGTGCTACCAAAGCAGGAGAAAGGCAAGATCATTATGATGAAGTATCGGAGACAACAGACAAAATCATTGTCGCTACTTACGGTGTGGCCTCAGTTGGTATTAACATTCCCCGTATTTTTAATCTGGTGCTTGTTGAGCCTGGCAAGTCTTTTGTGCGTGTTATCCAGTCAATTGGTCGTGGCATTCGTAAAGCAGAAGACAAAGACTTTGTTCAGATCTGGGACATAACCTCAACCTGCAGATTCGCCAAGCGACACTTGACCAAACGCAAAACCTTTTATCGAGAAGCAGAATATCCCTACACCCAAGAGAAATTGGAGTATCGTTAGGTTGACACTTGCTCAATCTCAAGTATAATTGTTATATGAAAATCTTGACCTTAGACAACTGCAGTTATGAATTGGACAGTTTGCCCGAACAGATCGACGACCTGCGTTTTGGTGTATTCGACAACGGCAACCCCGATGAACCCGACTATCACTATATACCATTGATATTCTTGGAATCGTTTACCAGCCCTGCCTTGATACTACAGGTGGGCCGGCATCGTGTAAAAATGCCCTTGGACTGGAAGATCTTGATAGGCGAGCCCGAACTGGGCGACCTGGAAGTGTTGCCCTTGACCAGCCTGAATGATCGCGGGTTCAAAGCATTCCAGTTCAATCCACTGACATCGTTCCGTCCCAGTTTCCTTGACACGCAGATCATTGATGTATATCATGAGATCACTTGGTATGCTCCCAAACTAAAGAACGGACAGATGCTGTGTGTGCCGCTAGATGATGAACCCAATCCCGAATGCGTGTATTTTGTCAAAGACATCAGCCGCAACTGCGAAGTGGTAGACTATAGAAAGGCCTGGTAGTGGCCGAGCGAGATAATTTTTTGTGGGATCTCTTGGCTGCCATAGATCGCAGAGATCGCGGGTACTATGATCAGTTATCTGCAGAAGACCGCAAAAAGTTCAGTGGCTACATGGCCTTGCGCTGGATGAGTTATGTTGATGCCGCTCCAGACGTACAGTCAGGATATGTGCAACTGCTCAATCACTATGCCAACAAAAATATTTTCCTTCTCAGCCGGCATCCTAAACTGCAGTGGTATATGCTGATCGCAGCCAGTCCGGGCCTGGGACGACAGCGGCATTCATGGCCGCGTGTGAAAAAATCCCGGGAAACCCGACGCACCAAGACTCTGCGAGAACTGTTTCCTGAAATCAAAACAGCCGACGCAGAAGTACTGGATCAACTGATAACAGATGCAGATATCAAACAATATCATAGAGACCTTGGACACGACAAAACATAAATGCCAGCACTGTGATCGAGAGTTCAGCAAAGAATCCACACTGCTGGCGCATCTCTGTGAGCCCAAACGCAGGTTCAACAGTCGCGGAGAAAAACCCGTGTTGCTAGGCTTGCAGGCCTACATAGCCATCAAACGCAGCCTGGGACAGCAGGTCGCAGACGAGTGGCAAAGTTTTGAAAACAACAGTTTGTATCGTGTGCTAGTTAAATTTGGCAGATACTGTGTGAGCAGTAGAGTGATCGCTTTCCCACACTATGTGCGATGGCTACTGGCTCCGGAACAACGCCGACTCAAGATCGACTATCACTGGAGCAGCGACAAAATCTACGAGGAGTTTTTGCTTGCACATACTCGCAGGGAAGATGCCAACGATGCTGTGGCCAGAGCCACGGAAACCATGCAGAGTTATTCAAGCCTGGCCAACTACAGAGATTACTTTAGATATCTCAATGCCAATCTCATCGTACAGGATATCACGGCCGGACGTGTCACAGCCTGGACTGTGTTGAACTGTGCTTCAGGACACGAGTTTGTGTCAAGATTGGATTCAAAGCAACAGGAAATCATTTACGCCTGGATTGATCCTGACTACTGGCCACAGCGTTTCCGTGACTACGCAGCCACACAATTGAAAATAGAACACGATTTGCAACAGCAGGGCCTATGAAAATCGCCGCAGACATTGACATAGACTTAGCCAATCGCGATCAAGTGCTGGCTCTGATTGACTACACGGCAGCCAGCCAGCGCAAAAACGATCAGTTGGTGCGACACAATTCCGGCATCTACATCACTGACATTCCCCGAGATACTCTAAACGGTTATGCCAGCATAGATTACCAACAGGCCGAACAGCGCGGTTATTTCAAGATCGATCTGCTGAACAACACAGTGTATCAACTGATCCGTGATCAACAGCACTATGATCAGATGCTGGCCGCCACTCCTCCCTGGGAACGCTTGTGTGAAGATGTTGAGTGGTCTAAACAGTTAGTCCACGTTGGAAATCATACTGATTTGTTAATTTCGATGCGTCCCAACAGTATTCCCAGGCTTGCCGCTTTTATATCGGTTATACGTCCAGGAAAAGCACATCTACAAAACAAACCTTGGTCTGAAGTGTTTGAATCAGTTTGGGATGGCGACAGTAGCAAAGGATTTATATTTAAAAAGTCTCACGCCATCAGTTATAGTATGTTGGTTGCTCTGCATATGAACCTAGTCCATGCGCTTGACCAAGGTAATTGACTTACGTTTGATCTTTTTGCGGGCTATGTCGTTTAGGCTGGTCACCGGTCCCAAGAGAACTTCGATATCTTTGTTGATAAAAGTCTTGAGAAATGGGCGAAATATCTCCCAGTCCTGTTTGAGAAAAATATTGATGGGTATACTGCGATTGCTTTCCCACCACCACACATTGGCCAGTTCTACAAAATTGCCCTTGAGTTCTGCATCAGCGATACTGCCATAGTCGTACAGGGTGGTTATGATGTCATCAGAGTTCTGTACTATGCCCACGTATTCAGTGCCAGCATAGCGCAACAGCGTCAAAAACGGGTACTTTTCTTTTAACAGATTCTGGAAATCATTGGGCATAAATATATAACTATGTACTCAAGTTCAGCATATTTAGTGGACCAAAAATCCATCGTTCTTCTTGTTGACACAGAGTTAAATACAACGTACAGGTGGAGTCCAGTGTTTAGTAAGAAACTTATCATCAACAAAGGTGTAGACAACGTCCTGAGTTTTCAGTTTCTTAACCAAGAACAAAAGCCAGTGGACATCAGCTTGTTTAGTTTTACTCTGCGATTGATATCCAACGACGGTGAGAATTTGCTCTTGGCCAAGCAGATGGAAAACATCAACAGCCGCTTGGGCACCTGCAGGGCCATAATCACAGCCGCAGAATCCGTGGCCATTCCGGCACAGCCCGCCAGCTGGAGCATAGAGCGTGCCAGCAACAGCATCATAAAATCAGTGCGTATCACCGACCGTGGTCGAGGCTATACTTCGGCTCCCACGGTGTCAGTATACGGCACCGGTACCGGAGCCAATCTCTCTGCCACCATCACTGGCGCAGTGGATCAGTGTGTGGTACTAGATGCCGGTGTGGGCTACACGCACACTCCCAATATCACATTTGCCGGCGGCGGAGGCTTCAGTGCCCTGGGCCTGGCACAAATCACCTACGGTGTTGAATCGGTGGAAATCACCAATGTGGGTGATGGTTATGATCCCGATGATGCCAATACTGCTGTGACGTTCAGTCCGGGCCTGGGCGCCAATGCTGCCCTGCAGGCAGCCAACACAGCCAATGCCACCATAACATTTGCAGGCAACAGCATAGTAGAGATCAACATAGTAGACGCTGGCATTTACGATGCACCACCTACTGTGACCTTTAATCCTGGCGCAGCCAATATCAATACTGCAGCCACTGCTGTGGCCTATCTAGCAGGCAGGCTAACAGGCATCACAGTGGCCAATGCTGGTCGTGGCTATACCGGAGCACCGGCTATCACTGTTACCGGTGGTGGTGCCACCAGCCAAGCACAGGCCACTTGCAATCTAACCAATAGACTGGATGTGATAACCATACGCAACGGTGGACAGAACTATGTGGTGCCACCCATCATTGAACTCACTGGTGGAGGCAACGCCAACTTGATTTCGCAGGGCACAGCAGTGGCCACAGTGGGCGGCGATGCGCTGTACCTAGCAGGTTATGTGGATGATGCAGCCACTGCCAGAGGTTCAGTGGACATTGTTGATTCAGTGTTTCCCAGATTTACTGCCAGCGAAGACATCACCATACCTGTGACCAACACTGGTAATACTGCTGCCATCGACGGTGTGAATCGTCCCGTGGCCTGGACCAGCATCATACAAAGCAACGGTTCACCACAGAGCACTTTCCAAGTGGACTTCCGCAACTACTCAGGTGTGGTACAACTACAGGGATCCTGGGAACCCACCAACAACGAAAATGATGGTCAGCCAGTGTATTGGTATCAGATTGGCAATGTGCAGTACTACGACAACAAATATGGCAAAGAGTATTTCAATGCCGAAGGCTATCATCCTTATGTGCGCATCCGTTTCGCACTGCCACCAGTGCCCATAAATGTGGCCTACTATGCCAATGTGGCTGCCAATATCTATGGCAACTCGGTAACCCAAGTACTCTACAGAGATTGACACTCACCATTTTATCCTGTAAAATAACAGGATGCTAGATATACTTGGCCGCATGAATAGAGTAAAACGCACAGCGTCCGGCTGGCGCAGTTTCAATGCCATCTGCTGTGAGCACACCGAAGGCAAGCCTGATCGCCGGGGGCGCGGTGGCGTGATTGAACACGACACAGGCTGGACTTATCACTGTTTCAACTGCGGATTCAAGACCACTTACACTCCGGGCAGGACCTTTAGCTACAATCTCAAACGCCTGCTGACCTGGGCCGGATACTCCGATGAAGAGATCAAACGTGAGCAGTTGGAAAGTCTCAAACTGCGGGACATACAGGACATAATCGCACAGGAACGTCGTAGTCGTCCGCTACCCGAGTTTGAAGAACAGAGCCTGCCGGAACTGGCAGTGGAAATAGATCCTGTGGATCCTGACCACGAGCCCTATAGACTCTACTGTGAATCGCGTGGCATTGACATTGACGACATATGGATCACGCCTGAAGCACAGGGCAGAGAAGCCTTCAGGATCATAGTGCCTTTTAGATATCGTGGTCGCATAGTGGGCCATACTTCAAGATACTTGGATGATCGCCGCCCCAAGTACATCAGCAATCAACAACCGGGCTATGTGTTCAATCTAGATGTGGTCCGGCCCGAGGATCAAGTGATCGTTGTGTGCGAAGGCATCTTTGATGCGCTCAGCATCGGAGGCGTGGCCTTGATGCACAATGATCTCAATGAGGATCAAATAGCTATACTTAAAAGTCTTGACAAAGACATAATTATTATTCCAGACCAAGACAGTGCTGGCTTGAAACTTGCGGAACGTGCTGCGGAGCAAGGGTTCACAGTCAGTATGCCACTTTGGGACACCAGCATCAAAGATGTGAATGATGCCGTATGCCGCCATGGCAGACTCGCCACCCTTGTTTCTATACTCCGCAGCCGAGAACGCAGTCGTTTGAAAATCGAATTGAGGAGAAGAGAAATTGAAAAACGAATCAGCAGTAATTGAATTCACCATTGACATGCAGCGTCTTTTTTTAGAGATGGCTGTGCAGGATCACGAGTGTTTTGCTCGTGTGCAGAACATTTTCAACCCTGAAAACTTTGATCGTAAACTACGCGATGCAGCCGCATTCATCAAAGAACACGCTGACAAATACAAAGTGGTGCCCGACAGGGACAGTGTTCGAGCCAAGACTTCAGTAGATCTTGAACCCAGGCCCACTGTCACACAAGAGTGGTTCTTGGCTGAATTTGAAAAGTTCACACAGCACAGAGAACTAGAGCGTGCCATATTGAAGTCAGCAGATATGCTGGAAAAAGGCAACTTTGGTCCTGTGGAAAAGATCATCAAAGACGCCATCAATGTGTGTCTAGCACGTGAACTGGGCACAGACTATTTCCACAATGTGCGTGAACGACTCATGGCCATCAAGAGCAACAATGGCCAACTCAGCACAGGCTGGCCTGTGCTTGACAGCAAACTCTACGGTGGCTTCAATCGCGGAGAACTGCAGATCTTTGCTGGGGGTTCGGGATCGGGCAAAAGTCTGTTCATGCAAAATCTAGCAGCCAACTGGGTCATGGCCGGACTCAGTGGTGTGTACATCACGCTGGAACTGTCGGAAGGCCTGTGCTCCATGCGATTGGATTCCATGATGACTGACATAGCCAGCAAAGAGATCTTTCGCAACATCGATGATGTGGAACTGAAACTGGGTCTGCTGCAGAAAAAGTCTGGCAATTTCATGATCAAGTATATGCCAGCGCAGAGCACAGTGAACGACATACGTGCTTATGTAAAAAATCTTGAAATTGAACGTGGTGTCAAAATTGATTTCATGTGTGTGGACTATCTGGATCTCTTGATGCCAGTGTCGGCCAAGGTATCGCCCAATGACCTGTTTGTGAAAGACAAATATGTGTCAGAAGAATTGCGTAATCTGGCCAGAGAATTAAATGTGCTGTTTGTCACAGCATCGCAGTTGAATCGATCAGCAGTGGAAGAAATAGAATTTGATCACAGCCATATTTCCGGAGGTATTTCCAAGATCAACACTGCGGACAATGTGTTTGGTATCTTTACCAGCAGAAGCATGCGAGAAAAAGGCAGATATCAGATACAACTGATGAAAACACGTTCCAGTTCGGGCGTGGGTTCAAAAATTGATTTGGAATTCAACATAGAAACCCTGCGCATACGCGACTGCGGTGAGCAAGAAGATGCCAACTCTTTCCGCAAGCCCACGGTGAATATACTAGATAGCATAAAAGGTACCAGCAAAGTATTGACTTCAAACACAGATTCTGATGATGTGCCCAAGGTCACAGCCGATGTACAAAG